CACCAGGGTCACCACCTTCTATAAGCGAATATATTTGTTCGGCAATACGATATATTGTTTGTGCCATAATTATACCATGTTTTTAGAAACAAAATTTGATTGGCTCTTAAGCTCTGCATATTGCATTATATCTTGTTCCCCCAAATTAATACCTATACTAGACAAAGCCTTTATCAATACAGCATTTTGCCAATTCTCTAACCATTCTACTTGGGTAGATAAAGATTCATCAATAACAATAACCCTTCCTCCAGATTGATTTGGGTCTGGAACTGCATTTGGCTTAACTGGTCTTCTTAAATAAGTAACTCTTCCAGTATACCCCGTTGCTGGATATAGCTGAAATACGCCTTTAGATACTACTTCGCCTATTGGGAACTCTTCTGTCAATGGGTCTATTTGAGACATCAATCTAAAAGATAATTCATCTTCATTGTACATTTTTACAGAAACAAAATTATCTCTTCCAGAAGCGTCCGTAAACTCTATTCTCAAATCAAGTAAAGATATGTACGGCACGTTAGATAAACTTGATATTGTTATTAACCCATTTGGAGATGTTGCTGGAGTAAATTGTACTGTCTGCCTAAATGGAGCTAATCCATCTTTTACTCTTTGAGATGTTGCGTATTGTATTTGAAGGTCATTAAACAAAGACATTTGTCCTCTATCAATAACCATTTCTAGCTCTTGGAATGTATACCAAGCCCCTGTATATTTATTAATCCAAAAGTTAAGAAAGTCAAATGTTTCTTGTAAGTTCATAAGTATACTTTACTCAAAACTAATACTTTTTTTTAATCTAACACTTCTTTGCCAAATATTTTGTTTTGCTGGATTATGGAGAAAGGCTTTTGATTTATCTGGTACTTTTGGGCGGTCATAGAATTAAAATATATCTTATCTCCGCTTTGTATGTCTATATTAGACTCTCCTGTTTTAGGATATCCTATATGCATTACATTTGTTTCTGCTGCTTTTTTTATCTTTTTTAAGCTAGCGGGAAGAACAAAGTTACTGTCTGAAAACTCGGATGACATAACGTAGCCATTGACCATTATTATTTCTCCGTCACGAATCACCCCAAATATCTTTGTTATATCGGCTAGGAAATACTCTTCCCCCCTGTACATCATCCTGTTCCTATAAATTGGGTCTGCGTCTTCTTCTGGAATAACAAAGTCGTGTATAATACTATAGCTAAATATGGCTGTGTCTCCCACTTGCATATCTTTTGTACTAAAGCCTTTATACCCTATATAATCGCTTACTGTACGGGGAAGACTTACTATCTCTCCCATTATATTAACCAAATCCACACTATCTACAGAAGAGCCATTTTGTATTGCTGATAGCTGCAATATCTTGGATATATTACCTATGTACTTGGTTTTTACCTTAACAATTACGTTGTTTACTGGTGATTGTCAGCAACTGGATATTGAGCTATTTGCCTTTCTAATTTTGTAGTTACCCTACCTATATAGTTCGGAAACTTCTTCTGTAGTATGTAATCAGAGCCATTCTCGTTATACAGTATGTACGGATTCTCCATATATGTGTATTGGTTCTAGTATTTTATTATAGTCAACAATTCCTCTATTGTTTGAGCTGAATCCAGCTCTTTGTAGACCAGGCATTGGATAGCATAGGTAAAATTCCCCCTTGTCTTGCTGCGCTGTGTCTATGTGCATATCTTCTGGCGTTTCTAAGAACTTGTCATAGTATCTTTCGTTTACTATTATACAATGATGCCCAACGTAACTATTTACTTTTGTCAAGGGGATTTTGTACTCAACCCTATTGTCTAACAAATAGCTGCCAGCCAGATATATGTCATATTCTTTTGGCTCATTAGAAACAAAGTAGTCCCATCCGTTTTCGTTAGGAAACCATATGTCTTGCTCCATAATAACAACCTTTTCCAATCCTTTTTCTTTGGCAATTCTTATGATTTCTTTTTGGGATACATTTATTGACGACACTACTGTTTCACGTGGAACGGGAGAGAATAGCGTGTACTCTGTTATCTTCTGCCTGTCCATCTCCCCTTGTATCAGCGGCAAGTATTCGCATCTTCTATCGTCATATAGTATGTATATCTCCATTACGCTGGTATTTTCCAATACACAGTCTTCCATGGGTTACCCTCGTGGTTGGTGTGGTTTGGTTGGATGTAGATATTTATTTTATAGTCCTCCATTAGTTTTTCTGCTGGCGGGGAAATCCAAACAAAGTCTTGATGCCAATTGTCTGCAATGATAATACCCTCTCTTCCCTTTAAATGATTCAAAGCCCATTCTAGGCATTCGTATCTCCATATACCATCTACAGAAATAATATCATATTGCTTATCTGTTGGTATTAGGTCAAAAAATTCACTCTTTCTTTCCTGTATGCCGTCTGGTAAGTCTTTGGCAATCATTCTCCCGTTCTGCAATGCATTAGAGTCACAATCAATCTTAGCTTGATTCGCCCATTCCGTACTAGCCTCTATAGTATCAACCCATTTTGCTTGTTTCCTTAGCCAAGCGGTACTTCTTCCCCCGCCAAACTCTAGCCAGTTTTTGTCTTTATTGTCCCACGTCTTTAGTTCTTCTAAAAACGGATGAGTCCACCAAGGCATAACTAAACCATCGGTGTCTCTAATTTGCCATTCAACTAATTCGTTTGTATCCATGATTCTTTATATTTTTTAATCCATTCGTTTTTGCCAGGATAGTAATGTTCTAGTATGCTCATAATAATAGCAAACTTATCGTCCTCGTATCCTGGTCTGTTAATATGATAGTCTAAAATATCTGGGTTTAGCCTGTCTAATATGTATGCATCATCTCTGTCTAGTCTGATGCTAGCGAACTGTGTGTTTGGTCTTGCTCTTTTTATTAGTGTAGGGGAAGTCTTGCTAACAATGTTGTATATCTCTTCTTGGTCTTTTGCCCAGTAATTCCCTCTCATGTTTTCGCATTGGATGTCTCCAAGCAAATTATCTAAGCATTCTTGGTAGCTCAATCCTTTTGTTACATGCTCTTTCCAATATTTAACCTTCCCCTTTATGTAGCATATTGGGTATTGGTTTTCGGGAACTAAATCCGCACCAAATACAGTAAACCCTTCGTTAGCTTCCATCATGAAATAATCTGAGCTAAATACAATCATGTCTATATCGGACATCATAAACCAGTCCTCATCATTTTCACACAAAGAAGCCGCATATAGTCTTGAGCATTGGGAATATGTTGCCGCCTGTTCTGCGTTGCATATGAAATGATATATCGAGCAGTTATTGGGCATGTATTGCTTTACGATTTCTAGCTTTTTATGGTCTTCGCTACTAACAGGAGCTGGCATAAGACAAATCACATCGCAGCCAATTAGCTTCCACGTATAAGATACTATTGGAAGAAAGAATAAATACTTAGAGTCGTAAGTTGAGCTTATTGCTATTTTCATTATAAACCTCCTATAAAAAATATTAAATCGTTTTCATTATATCCCGTTCCTTTGTAAGAAACCATATCAAGTCCTTTTTCATTCTTAAAACCATGTTCCCATATAGCCAAACTCAAACAACTTTGGTCTTGTCTATGGAACAAAAATCTTGGGTCTGTGCTTTGGTTATCGTGCAATCTACTCCCCTTGCTTAACCCAGCGTCCATTAGTTGCTTCCATCTATTATACAAGTTCTTCCCATCATCATTATCAAAATTTATTCCTACACATCCAGAAGCCCATTCGTTTACTCCTTCTGCAACATCTCTAGATAATCCTACATACTCTAACGCATTATCATTTACAGACTGCGCTAAATTATATCCACTGCTAAAAAAATAATAACCTTGGTCATTTATTATGTCAAACATTTTGTCTGGTTTCTTAACTGCCCAAAAACTAGCGTCTACCCATAATATGTGAGTATAGCCTTGTCTTAGTGCTTCTTCAAAAGCTGCTATTTTCATATAGTACGGGAAGTCTTCGTGCCTATGGCTATTCGGAGGATAGTCGTCTTTCCATGTTAAAATGTTGCCGCCCCAGCCCTCAAACACTAGCGACCTTTCCAATCTTCTTACGCCCTGTGCATACCAACCTCCTATACCAGCTGATATAATAACCGCCCTATTTAGGTTCTCCATTTTTGTCTATGTTAAATGTTGCGTTATTGTAAATTACTAATTGACTTGTATTGTAGTGCCTTATTATTCCCCCGTCACACAAAACACATGTCCATATATCGTTCTCTAGCATTCCCCCGCTTTCAACATACAATGCATACCCGTCTTCCTTCGTTTCTTTAACCACTATTGGTATTGGGGTATTAAACTGCATCATGTCTTTTTATTTTATNTTTTATTCCATACCTTTCGTTATGCTCTGTAGATATGTGCCTGTATAAATATAATGGTTTTTCTATAAAAATTTCAGATTTCAAGAGGGAAGTTACAGCTTCGCTAAACACCCTGTCTTCGCCAAATCTACTGTCTTCAAAACCTACGGCTAACGCCTTTTCCCTTAATATAACAGACTTGGGATTAGCACATCTAATATGGTCGTATCCGTCAAAGTTTTCTGCCCAGTTTTTATGTCTTATGCTAAATATAGACAATGACTTTTCTCCGTTAATGTCGCAATCTTCTAAGAATCCAACGTGGTCTATTTGTGGATTGTTTTTTAAAGCCATTACGATATCATGCAGATAGTCTTCGGAAATCCAGTCATCAGAGTCAATACCAACAACCCACTTCCCACTTGCTTCTTCTAATAATTGTTGTCTTTTCTTTCCAATACTAATTTCTTTATTGTCCTCGTTAATGATGACCTCAACAATGTCTTCGTATTTGTTTACTAATATCTGCCTTTTAATTTCTTCTAATAAATTAGAAAACTGCTCCCTTCTGTCTATTGTTGTTGGGAGCATTATGGTAAGTAACATCATAAACTTAATTCGAAATTTATTGACTGCCTGTTTCTGAAATTAGATTCATCTTCGTGCCAAAAAGATTGCTGATGGTTAAATAGCTCATCCCTTTCTATTTGGTAGTGATGATATGCTGGATTCTTATGAACATACAAATTAGGGATACCAAAAAAATGATACCTACCCAAAAGTTTAGCCACTTCCATTGTTTCATTATCGCACCATAGGCTTTTATAACTTGGATGATATATGTAACCGAATCTGTCATAATACTTTCTTGTTGCTATGTATAGCACGTTTAGTGCTTCTCTTGCGTCTTGTTCTGGGAAGTGAATTAATCCATCAAGGTCTGGGAAGACAGCACATATTGACTCCCTAAATATATCATCAAACCCATAAAATGTAGCAAACATATCATTGCTCCAACAAACAATAACGTCCCAATCATAGTCGGGCATACTTCTATTTATTGCGTCTATTTTTGAGCTAGATGTTCCCCACTCTATTTGCACATTAGGATATGCATTTATAGCATTTATTACCTCATCATTGTTTAATACTTCATCATCGGTATCTAGAGTCAATGAGATTAGGTAGTTGTTTCTATCCCTTATGTTATTGTTAAGGCTGTCAAGGCTTTCAAAAAAAACCTCTCTTCTTCCCCTACATGGGAACTTAAATAATATCTTTAACGGATTCATATTGTTGGTTTATTCGCTTATAATTGCCCAGATGTCTCCATTAGGGAATCCCATTCCATTTAGCCAAAGGCATTTTTTGCCGTTGTATATTTGGAGAACGACAGATTTTTCTGGATGCATTACGATGTCACCTTGTTTGTAAATGTGAGATAAATCGTCTGATACTTCTACAACTTCTGCTCTTGCTAGTTCTGTTTCTACGAGTTCAATGTTTGTGTCTGTTACGTAATTTTTTGACTCAAGGGGAAGCACTAAGATTTTACTTCCTACTGGTTTTAGTTTCATAAATTTTGATTTAGATTATACAAATATAGTTTTATTTTTAAACATGCTTGATTTCTTCCCTAAATTCTTTTTCTAGCTTTTGGTCAGAGTCTCGAAGGTGAGGATGTTGTTGTAACAGTGTAATTACTTTCTCTTTTGTCTTTGATAGTTTCTTCATGTTTTTCTTTCTTTAGTTGTTCAAGAATCATAAAGGCATCGCAACCTACGGCAAATAAATGACCATAACTTTGTTCGTCATGATAGTTGTTCATCATTATTTCAATAACGTGCCTAAACATTGCTTGCTTTAAGTCTTCTACTTGGATTTCTTTTTGCCAGTTACCTACTGGATACTTTCCTCTATTCATCTGCATTCTTTCAGCCATTCCCTTAACGTAACCAAAGTCTATGTCATAGACTAGTTTTTCTTCTTTTTCTTTTACTCCTTTCATTTTATTAGTTTTTATCGTCAGTAATTACAACCTCCTCCCCTCGAATCATAGAGTCTAATATTTCTTCTATAAAAGCCCTTTGTTCTGTACTAAGCCTTATTATCTTGTCTGCAATAGCATCAAATGATAAAGAATCTTCTAGTTCCTTTGCTAATATTTCCCTGTTCTCATCAGATAACCTGTCTTTTACATTTGAGATTATAAAGTTGCATTTGTGTATGTACTGGGAAAATATCATTTTCACATTGTAATTTGAGCCTATACACAGGTCTTCAAAATACTGCTTTGCGATGTTTACGTGGTGAATTCCTTTTGCCAAAGAAAAGGTGTTGTCCATGAATTTTGCTTGTTCTTGCTTGTTTTTCATTTTAGAATGGTGTATTAATTTGTGATTGATTCCAATTGTTTTTTACTTCTCTGGGAACATTTGGCGTTGACAGTATTGGGTGTTCCCTAAACTGCATAGTAGAGCCAGTGAACTGCATGGCTATATTTTTTGTTGAGCCATGTCTGTTTTTAGCTATTGAGCATATCGCCAATTTTTCGGTAGGGAACATCTGAGAGTTGATTTCAATGGGGTCTTGCATTCCGTAATACTCTGGTCTCATCAAAAACAACACAGAGTCCGCATCTTGTTCATTTGCCCCAGATTCCCTTAAGTCACTGAGCATTGGCATCTTATCTGCCCTTGTCTCTACAGCCCTACTCAACTGACTAAGTGCTATTACTGGTATTTCAAGCTCCTTAGCTATACACTTCAAGCCCCTACTTATATCAGAAACTATCTGCTCCCTGTTCTTCCCTTTGGCATCAACCCCATTCATAAGTTGAATATAGTCCACAATTATGTAGCCTATGTTGTTTTTCTTCTTTAAAATTGAAGCCTTTGTACGTATGTCCCTAATGTTCATGCTTGTCTTGTCTTCTATGAAAATCTGCGAGTTTACTATCTTATCAACAGATTCCCCTAGCATCTTATCTTCTTCAGTGGTCGTATGACCATTTCTTATCCTCTCATGTGATATTCCTGTGTCCATAGATACGAGCCTTCTTACTAACTGAACGCCATCCATCTCTAAGCTAAACCAAGCACAAGGTATTCCCTTTAATACTGAAGTGTTGTAGGTTATAGATAATGCTAAAGCTGTTTTTCCCGCTCCTGGTCTTGCTGCTATGATTAACAAGTCGGGAGAAACTAGTCCATTCGTAGCCTTATCAAGCTCTTGTATCCCAGTCTTTATACCCAAGACACCCGTTTCTTTCACTTGAGCATGCTGCTCTAAGACCTTAATCCCGTAGTAGTTTATGTCCTTCGACATCCCCTTGACTATCTTCTCTTGCGCCTTCTGTATCCTATCGTCAGTTACGCTAATCAAGTCAAACACGTCTGTCTCATCCTCAAATGCCTTTGTAAATGTCTCGTGGGATATTTTTATCATTTCCCTCTTGAGATACATTTCGGAAAGCAACAAGATGTGATTTTCGATATTTGCAGAACTAACTACCGAGTTTGTGGTTTTAGATACCCCAAAAACCCCTCCAGCCTCTTCCAATTTATTTTGCCTTTTAAGCTCCTCTACCACAGTCAGAAGGTCAATCCCTTGGTTGTTGTCATAAAGTGTCTCTATGGCGCTAAAAATAGCCTTAAAATCGTTTTTATAAAACATGTCCGAGAATAATTTGGACATTGCGGTGTTTAAGCACCCAGAATCGAGAAGCAAAGTTCCGATAATCGTCCTCTCAATTTCTTCGCTTTGTGGGGGTAGTTTGTCTTTAATCATACTTTGGTTGGATGTAGGTTGGTAGTTTGGTTAGTGTTTGTTTTTGTTCTTGAACGGGAGGATTGCGTTTCGCATCGTTTTGTTGCCAGTTTGCTATGAATCTTCCCGCTAGCGCCCTAAAGTTTACAACAGGGCTTCCGTTAAGCATCCATCCCGTAGCCTCGTACTTGTCGTAAAAGGACTTAGCCATTTCTTTCGTTCCTCCAGAAGATTTGAAAAATTCCCAAACGTCATCCTTGGAAGGAATATTTGGTTTTTTAAACAAATTTGAATTTTGTAAATTAATATTATTTTTATTGTTATTTACTAGAGTATTTTCATCTTCCATATGACGGGTCATATGACCTCCCGTATGACCTCCCTCTTTTTCTGTATTTTTTTCTTCATTTTTATTATGCTGATTTTTGCCTAAAGCATTGTTATTCCTGGATTTCGTATAGTTTTGTCTCTTTACTTTTTCTTCCTCAAGACGTACATTATACCACAAGCCATTTTCGTCTTTTACAAACTTATCTTGTATTTTTTCCCAAATCTGACCAACTACTTGACCTATCATATGGGTGGTCATATGACCTCGGTTAAATTGTGTCATTAATAACTCCATGTATGCACCTTTTTCTTCAAATGTCATACCCATAGTTCCCCCAATCCAGTCATTAGGATAAAATAAAAAAGCTGGGTCTTTTGCCATAATAATTTTTTTTTAAATTTTAGAACCTTTTATAGATGGGATTACCCAGCAGTTATGTTCGTCTACGTCAAAATACTCTGATTTATCATTAATTGACTTATAATAATCGCTGATGTGCCTTTGTACTGTTGATGTCACTATACCTATAGCTTCTGCTATTTCGGCATTCGTTTTATTTTCTAGGTGTAACTTGATAATTTCAGCCCTTTCCTCCTCGCTTAGTGGTATTTTTTTTCTCATTTTTAGTGTTGTTTTTAGGTGATTCTTCTACTTTTTCAATCGAGAGGGAATTAGCAGCAACGCCAAACCTATTGCCTTTTTCTGTCTCAACAATAAAGACATTCCCATGCTCAGAAATAAGCATTACTTTTTCCCCTTGTATAGCGTATAAAGTCCTTGACGCAGCTCCTACTGCATCTTCTTTAAGATAAAATACCATAATTTAGTTTTTTCAAATTGCCGTTTCTGTAATACTGCTATCGTCAGCCATTTCTGATGGGTCTTCTATCCCATCACTTGGATTCCATTTAAACATTTTTGCCTTTAATTTTTAAATATTCAGAATAAATTGCTTCAGCCATGTAGCCGTCCTTAATCCTCCCCTTGACATAATTATCAACAGACGTGCCAGATATCTTCAAAGCATTCCCTATAGCCCACAGTTGTCTAGTGCCTTCATTTTTGTCAAATTTAATAGATTTTAGCTTTTTTTTGATGTCATCTTTTTTTCTTAAATACATTTCGTAGTTGCCCATAAATATTTCTTTTGTTTGCAAACATAGAACAAGTAAAATTAATTGCAAAATAATTTTGCAGAAATATTTTAAAATTGTATTTTTGTCGTCCACTAAAAATATGAAAATGAATACAGAATGTATGCCTTGCACAGAACACCCGTTAACAACACAAACAAAAAGACTAACACCAGATGAAATTATAGATATAATTTGTGAGCATTTTAATATACAAAGAATAAAACTTTGTGGGAAGCCCAGGTATAGATATATAGTAGAGGCTAGGATGATAGCGATTTATTTGCTGAGGTCTGATAGATACTTGAGTCTTAGTTTGAGTCAAATAGGTAAGTTGTTTAACAATCGTGACCACACCACCGTAATTCACTCTGTCAATCAAATTAACAACTTGATGCAAGTTATTCCAGAGATGGAGCAAAAGGTTAGGGAGGCTTTTATTAAAGTATACGGGAACTTAAACTATTTCAAGAATGATTAACAAAACTAAATTCGGAGACTGCGCTGAATGCGGAGATAAAAATACGAATGTAATTAAGGTCGGAAAGGAGACATATTGCGTCCATTGTAGGAACATGCAAAAGGCAAAGCAATACACAGAGAAGGCAAAAGATAAGACAAAAGAAAGACAATCATACGAGGGTATGAATGAGAGACAGTCGTTAATTAATGACTTAGACTATGTGTTTTCCCGTTACATAAGGATAAGAGAATCTGACCCAAGGGGAATATGCGCTTGCTATACCTGTGGCAAAAAAGACCACTGGACTAAGCTACAGAATGGTCACTACATAAAGAGAGGAGAGACGTTGCTTAGATGGGACTCTAGAAACGCAAGACCGCAATGTGTAGAATGTAATTGCCATAAGAACGGGAACATGGACGCTTATACCAATAACTTAAACGCAGAACACCCTGGTCTTCCCGACCAGTTAAAAGAAGAAAGTAGAGAAGTAAATAAGTTCGGACGGGAGGAACTAAAGCAACTATTAATTGACTACAGAGCTAAACTAAAAATAGTCCAACAAAAGCTATTGTGATTCGTTTATATTCATCTCTTCCTTTACCCTTAGTATTCTTCCAGAGTAAATATTTTCTTTTTTATTTACGAAATCAAAAAGAATAGTAGCCTGTGCAAACTCGTAATAGGTTAGCTTTTTATTTACCTTTTCGGACAATATAATCCCGTTCCCATCATCAAACGCACTTATCAACTCACTCCCAATATAACTCTCAGACCATTCTGGAGAATTACTAGCCATAAGGGTATATTTTGTTCCATCTGGCAACATCTCAACAATAATGTCGTATTCATGTGCTTCAACTCCGTTTAGTTTCTGTAATACTTGATAATGTCTTTTGTTGTTCATCTCTCTCTGTTTTTATGTGTTTATAGTTTTGTTTAAGCCAATCCATAAATGCCCTGTAAGAAAACATTCTCTTGTCTGGCTTTTCTGATACCCATACTTTGTATTCCAACTCTATTTCTTCCCAGTTCATATTAATTACATGAAAAGTGTAGCGGTTCTTCTTCTTCAAAAAAACCACCAACAAAATCGTATTCTGTTATTTCTATACACATGTCGCAATCTTTGCAAACCATATAGCAGTCATATATTAATTCGCCTTCATCAAGATATAGATTTTTAATAAGAATCCACTCGTCATTATTCATACACATATCCTTCATATTTTACACAATTTAATAAATTGGCAAAACAATATTACGCATTTTTTATTTCCTTTTTCACATCTTCCCAATACTCATACGTGCCATTATTTATGTCATAGTAGTTGTAATAAAGCGTGTCTAATATCTCGTCTACAACTATTAAAGCACATTCCTTTGCTTTTGTGTCAAATATCTCACGATTTGTGTACTCTTTATATTTATCAATCAGTTGGATTGCTTTTTCTTTTGAAGTCATTTGTTTTTGTTTTTAGTGTTTATAAATCATCTTGACACCATATTGGCGTTTTTTCTCCCATGTATGCCCCTCTAAAGTTAAAATCAAAATGTTCTATAGCTTCCTCATAAGTAAGACCATCTTCTTTAACCATTTTGTCTAATATAGCTTTTACTGAGTAAATGAGCCTTATGCTCCCGTCCCAAAGGTAATCATACCCCAATATGCAATCATCATAACCATCGCATTTTAGTATTTCTGATTCTGGGAACATGTCAACGATTTCTTGTAGCATTGTTTTTTATTTTTAGTGTTAATAATTAATCTTCATTGTCCTTATACAAATTATCAAATACAATAGTAGCCAGTATAATAACTACAGCCATGTAGAGTAAAAACCATTTCATAATCTAAAATTTAAAATTTCTTCAATTGATTGCATACGTCAATAATCCCAGCAACAACAATTCCCAGGATTACCACCAATATAAATCCAAGTATAAATTCGCTCATCATTTTTGTTTTAATTGTTCTCTATACCATTTAAGTTAGTCGGTTTTTCCGACATACTAAATGTTTCTTGATAGTAATCAGTAGCAGACTTATTAATTACTTTTATGTGGTCAAAATTATCTTTGCCACATTGGAAGTAAGCATCTATTATCTCTTGCTTGTGCATTTCTTTGGCTTTCTCTAATATGCTATACCAAGCAAATTTATCTTTTGAAGTTTCCCATAGTTCTTTAAATAGAAATTCTATTGATGTCATAAATAATCTTTTTTAGGTTGTTTAATTATATTTTCCCTTCACGCATTAGCTTAAATATATCTGCCTTGCTTAATTCCTTTTGAACGGGAGTATCTGTCACATTTTTTTTAATTTTTGTGATATTCTCTGGTTTTGCATTCGGCTTAGTCTTTCTCCCAAAATAAACCCTACATTTATCCGAACAAAATCTCTTGCTTCTATAAGAAGCAGCCATTTCTTTTTTACAATACTCACAAGCAATATTTTTATCAAAAACCCCCATTGTTACGATTTGTTACGATTTGTAACGCAATGTTACGGAATGTTACGGAACTGACCAAATTTATTTACGATTTCCATCTTCCCGTCCCTCTCACATCACATCACCATATCTTACACCAAGCACATAACACCACCTCACTACGTACTACCTCCCGTTCCCGTTGACTCATTTACAGCCCGAATAAACAGCTATCGTGTCTTCCCCTTGCCCTACCTACAGCCCAATACCATACAGCCCGTAGAATCGCCTAGAATAAACCCACAGCCACATAGACCTGCCTACCTTGAATCCTAAATCCAAACCCAAACCCGAAACCTAAACCCCACCCCCTTTGCCCGTTCCCGTTCCCCGTCCGAGCGCCTACCCCCCACGTTATAGCGTACAATGCCCAAGAGGGCGTGCGCTGTTTTTTTTGATTTGTGCATGGAATTTTCCAAAAAATTCAAGCGGGAAAATCACATTATTGCATGATTTATCATTCATTATGCTGGGAAATGCCAGATAATACACAATTTATCATACGAAAATGTGGTCGCTCTGTACATTTTTACGTACGATATTTTGTACAAGGGTAAAATATACCCTAATGGGTATTATAAGGGCAAGAAACGCCCCTTTTACACCCTATATGGTACATTAATTATGAAAAACATGTGTATCTTTGTGTCTCTCTCGTGTTGGATTTTTAGTTTTTAGTGTAACGTCCCGATATTTCCATATTGGGACAATTTATTTTACAAAATATTTTGCTATTAATTTACACTTTTGTAGATTTGCACTAACACTAAAACAAAATCTATGACACTAAAAGAACAGATGGACGCTGGCAAGCACATCTTTGACAAAATTGACTCGCTTTTTAGAGACAACAGATTCCAAGAAGCATACGAATACATTCAGACCGAAAACCCGCCAGAGTGTTGGCTTATAGAGCTTGATTCTATTTCTAAGAAAGGCTCAAAGTACAAGACAATTAAGCTAGAACTTATGGAGGCTGTGATGAGGAGGATATTTGGCAAGTGCGAAATATCAGACATATCTTCCCCAGTAGTTTGCCAAGATAAGATTGGCAACTTTGCAGCAACGGTGACTGTAAATGTAAAGGTTGACTACATTGACTCTAGGATAATTCTTCCAGGCATAGCTACGGAGGTTGTAAACAGCATAAATCTGCTTCCCCTTGCCATACCAAAGGCATCAAGCATGGCTGTAAAGAACGCCATAAAACAAACAGGCAGACTATTGGGCAAATATCTTAACAACGAAGCAGAGGAGATAGAATTACCAATCGAGCCAGCTGAAAAGATTATGACGAAAGAAGAGGAGGCAATCGCTGTGCAACAAGGCATAGTTTCTGCAAAGACTTTGCAAGACCTAAAGTCATGGAGACACATTGTGTTCTCCCGTTCTGGAACATTGGAAAACCAAAACCTATACGAAACAAGATTAAGAGAATTTAAACACTAAAAATTATGATTTGGTCTACATCACTATTCAGATGTTCTTGCATTCACAAAATAATGACAGAAGGCAAGAGTATACGTGTGGTATAAATACGGCAAAGAACCATTAGGTGGCTCTGAAAGAAGCATATACACGAAGAAGGGAAAGATGGTAGAGGAGGAAAGCATAATGATGCTGAGTAGAGCAGACGGCACAAGGTACACGAAGAACGAAATTAGGTTTAACAACGAGTACTTAACTGGCGAGCCAGACATTATAGCCAACGATGGTCAGAAGATTATAGACATCAAGTCTAGCTATGACTTTGCAACTCTGCTTTCTAACTATGGATTTCCCCTTAACCCAGCATATTACGCACAAGTACAGGGCTATATGGCTCTTACAGGGGCTACAGAAGCCGAAATTGCTTACTGCCTAGTGTCTATGCCACAGGAGATAATAAACGGAGAGAAAAGGCGCTTGTTTTACACGATGAATCCAGCAACAGAGGAAGACCCGCTGTATGTAAAGGCTGTAGAAAGAATGGAGAACAACTACACCTTTGACGAAGTGCCAATCAACGAGCGGATGTTAAGATTTCCCGTTCAGAAAGACGAACAATACATCCAAAGAGTATACAAGAGAATAGAAGAATGCAGAAGATGGCTCATAGAATTTGACGAAATACACTCAAACCTTTATAAAAACAACTAAACCATGCTAAAAGAAACAAACGAGACCGACACAGTAAGAATCAGTAAAGATATCCTTGACAAGATACGCTACGTATCAAAGCAAAAGGGTCAAACAATTTCTGGTTACATCAGCGTAAACCTGTCTAAACAAATTGAAAAGGACTGGAAAAAGTTTAACTATGACAAAAAAGATAGTATTTAACATCACGCCACAGACAAGCGTAAGGGCAACGCAAGGAGACAGAGTATTCTTCCGCATACCTAGAGAGAAACTACGTCCAGCGGGCTTAAAAAGGCTTCTACGGCTAGAAAAATACAACAATTACAAGATTGAGCTTGCTGCATTAGCCAAGCAAAAAAGATTCGTCCCTCCCGAACAAGGAGGGCATCTTATTTTCTACCTTCCCGTTCCAAAGTCATGGAAAGAATACAAGAAGAAAGAGATGCACATGAAGCTACACCAATCCAAACCAGACTGGGATAACCTATCCAAAGCATTCTTTGACGGACTAATGTCAGAAGATAAGTATATTGCTGACGTAAGGGTCACAAAACGCTGGGTAAATGCAGAAGAAGGATACATAGAGTTCATATCAGAACTTCCCAATTTCCCAAGCAAAGACGTGCTTATATAAAAAAATATTGGTAATTTTATAAAAAATAATCTATCATGATAAAGGAAGTATTAAAAACCGCAATGAAAAAAAAGGTTGTTGAAAATGGCGGCACACCTCAGCAACCATTTAATTCATCTACAACAAACACAACAAAAAATGACGAAGATGAGCCAAAGAGAAAAAAAACAAAGCTCTCTGAGTTCATGGAAACAATGCGTGAAAATAGAGCAGATAATTTAAGTGCTAAGGCAGAAAAAATAGAATCAGTTGCTGAAAGAAAAGAGGCATCAGCTCAAAAAATTGCTGCAAGAAAACTTGGTAAAGCAGAAATAATTAGAGCTAAAGCTGAATTAGAAAGAGCTAAAAGAGGTCAATAATGATAAAAGAAATTATCAAAAAAGAAATGATTAAAAGAGCAGATGGCTCATATTCCCAACGCGGTCTATGGGACAACATTCGTGCTAATAAAGGCAGCGGAAAGAAGCCTACAGCCGAAATGCTTAAACAAGAACGTAAAATCAAAAAAGAAGAAAAATGATAAGAGAAGCATTAATGACAGCCATGATGAACGCCAGCAAAGGCGGGAATAATTCAGAGCAAGTTGTATTAAATGAAGAAGAATCAAATACGACAGATAGCCCAGATTTAAAAAAATTAAAAACAGATTGGAATGATTTTCTATCCTGGATGGATAAAAAAAATGTAAGAGGTAAGCCAGAGTTAAATACAGGAGATTTGGGTAATAAATATTTTAGACAATACATAAAAGAAAATCCAAACACTTCATTAAGCGAATCCTCTATTCCTTTAATCAGAGCAGAATATGGAAAATTAAGAGATTATAATATTGCACAAATAAGAGCTGGGAAATCTGGCATGTCTATAGGCGGTAAAGTTTTATATGGTAAAGAAGCAGAAGCTCATATACCTAATTTTATGTCTGGGTGGCAGCAAAATGAAAAATCCGCAAACCCAAATTATGTAGGTCAATATTTAACCCAAACACCATTTCCATCTGCTTTTTTAGAGGTAAGAGAAAACGACAAGGTTGTGGAGCGAAAAAGTGTACCAACATATAGCATTGAGGAAAGAGAAGAATTATACAAAACGAAGAAGCAGAAGCAATAAACAATATACCACAATAGTAATAAAATGTAAACAAAAATGTCGGCTTGGCAAAGAAAAGAAGGTAAAAATCCGAAAGGAGGTTTAAACCAAAAAGGCAGAGACTCCTACAACAAAGAAACTGGGGGAAATTTAAAAGCCCCAGTAAAAAGCGGAACAAACCCAAGAAGGGTATCTTTTGCGGCAAGATTTGCTGGCATGAAAGGAGGCATGAAAAAACCTAATGGAGAGCCAACTAGAAAAGCGCTTGCATTAAAAGCATGGGGATTCAATAGCGTAGAAGCCGCAAGAAACTTTGCTAACAGACATAAGAAAAAATAGTA